AACTATGGTCACCTCTGCCGTCTGTATGCGTATCGGGTCGATGACTATCTCCTTGGCTGTGTCTACCGCTTTCGCGGGCTTGATTGTCGCGGCGGTATCTGCCGCCTGAGCTTCTTTCTTCTTTGGCACGGTCTTCTCCTCCTCAAATTGTTTCGTTTCGGGTCTATATATATATTATAGTCCCTTTATGGAACGCTGTCAATAGGCAAAAGCGCGATTTAACGCGCAGTTCCGCTGTTTTTGTCGCGTATCGGAACAACGTCAATCGCCGCTCAATCGCTCTATTTCGCGCTCGATGTAGAAGCGCGCCTTCTTCAAATCCTCCAGCTCTGTCTCCTTGCTCTTACGCCCAGCGCGCGCAATGTACTTTATCGCGTTGCCGCGATTGAAGCCGTCGCCAAAGCCCCACGCCTCTATCGCGTCTATGACCTCAACGCCGCCCATCTGGTAGTGCTGCGGATGATTCACCGTGTCGTGGAGTTCGTCGCTCTGCACTGCTGGAGGCGCATCGTCTGCCATCTCTTGGTCGATGGACTTGTCGCAGAATGGCTCGTGGTAGATATCGCCCACTATCTCTAACTGCTCCAGATGCAGCTGCACAGGCGAATAACCATCGCGCGCATTATGGTGCGAGTCGTAATCCCTGAAGCGCACCGCTCCCACCTGCGCGATGTAATAGCCGCTCTGATGCCTCCATACCTTCACGACATCGCCTTCGTATATGTTCTTGTGGTCGTAAGCTTCTACACCCACGGCCTCGCCGAGCGTTTCAGGTTTGACTTTGTAAAGCATAGATTCGCGAGTGCAAATCAGCTGCTCCACTTCGCCGCTGCTGTTGCGGGAGATCGCTGGCAAGCCGTAATGCCAGAGGTTATCGCTAACGCCCATGCCGCGAAAGATAATATCGTCAAACAGTTTCCTCGCCATTGTGCTGCTCCTTTGCCTCTCTGTCCTGCCACATGCGGCTCTCCGTAGCTTCTTCCTGCCCGTTGTACTTGCCTTTGTAGCCGAACGTCACGCCGTTGGCGTCCATGAAGACTATCTGCGCCACTCGGTAGCCAGGTCTTAGCCAGATCGTAGATGGACTTTCGTTCACCAGTTCAAGCGTGATGTGCCCGTAAAAGCCAGGATCGACAAAGCCGGCATTCTGCACGGTCAAGCCTATGCGCCCTATCGATGAACGCCCCTGCACAAAGGCGGCTGCGTCCATAGGCACCGTGATGTTCTCCATTGTCGTGGCCAGCATGAATTGTCCAGGCTTAATTGGCATCCAATCATCATCGGTCAAGCAGTGGCGGTCGTATTGGAGCGCCTCACCCAGAAACAGACCGCTGCCTGCTTTCGGCACAAGGAACGTATTGCCCAGCCTTACGTCAAGGCTCGCCGGACCTATGTTCTCCACTTCCGCGCCGGTTATGAGGCCTCTGTTCATCGCGTCCTTTATCCTGACGTCTCCCCAAATCACAGCTTCGTCTCCTCGCCCTCATCGTCTTCTTCGCCGCTGGTGTTCTCAAACCTCAGCGTGTAGCCGCACACCTTGCCTACAGCCCACAGCGCTATAAGCACAACCAGCGCACCCGCCGCAAAGCCGAAGCATACGCAGAAGGCGTATAAGCCTTTCATGAATCCATCCCAAAGCATATCGTGTCCTCCATCACTCGTGATCGTGGTCTATGACCATGTATCTCATGTGTGCCGCATCAAAGAGCACGGTGGCACCACCTATCTCGCCCTGCCTTTGCTTAGCTACCATTATCGCCAGATACGTCAACCCTTTATCTGCAAAGCTGCTAAACGCCGCCTTGTCTTCAGGGCGCACAAACGGATCCTCGGCATTGTTTGGCCTGTGCAAGAAGATGACGCCATCTGCATCCTGCTCGATATCGCCAGAGGCTTTAAGGCTGCTGAGCGTTGGCATTTGTCCATCTGTGGCTCTGTTCACTTGTGCCAGAGCGATTATGGCAATGTTGTTCTCCAGCGCCATATCCTTCAAAGCCTTGCTTATATAGCCTATCCTGAGGTTCTCTTTCTCGGTCTTCTGCTGCGTCCTCAACAGCTGGAGGTAGTCTACAACGAGTATATCCAGCTCGTTAGCCTCTACCTTGCGCTGCACTTCACTGCGCAGCTCTTCCACGGTGCCCGTCGTGAACATGAAGTTGATTGGCAGTCGCGCCGCTGCACCCATTGCGTCAGACAAGATTTCCAGCACGGATTCATCTCGCATTTCCGGTGACGCCTTGCGCAGCATCATACCGTCAACGCCTGAGATGTTTGACAGCACGCGCTGACCATACTGCACGTCGGTCATTTCGCGGGATACGACGCCGACCTTGAAGCCTTGCTTAGCCGCTGCGAGTGCGATATTAGCGCCAAACGCGCTCTTGCCAACCGACGGCCTTGCGCCGATTACAGTAAGCTCACCGGGGAAGAAACCGCCAATCAGCTTGTCAACAGAGGAGACGCCGGTTGTGATTACCTTCTCCTCGCCGCTCATGCGTCTTTGCAAATCTGCCATAGTCTTCACCATCACGTCGCTCATTGTCTCCCACTTGTGCTTGCCTTGCGATATAAGCGCTGTTTCTGCGCGTACATTGTCGAGTATAGCGCCTATATGCTCAGCCGGATCACTGAGGCGGCGCAGCGCCTTCTGAAGCGCTTCGATAGTGCGCCGCCTCGCGGAGAGCTCAAGCACTATCTGGATATGGTCATCAATGCTCCAGTAGTTGAGCGTGCTGAAATCGCTTACGATGCTCATCATGCGAGCTGTGAGCGCCATACTCTGCGACGCGAACATCTTGTCGATAGTCGCGCCCACGGTTATGAAGTCAACGCCCGATACTGTCTTGTCGGCTACAGTGGCCTGTATCGCTTGAAAGATAGCGCTGAGCTGTGGGTCGCTGAAATCATTGCCACTCAGCTCGGAAGCATGGCGTCGCGCTTTCGCATCGTCACCGAGCAGTTGTACAATAACGGCTTGCTCCGCTTCGCGCGACTTAAAGCCCATCTTCGCCGCGTTGCTGGTTTGCTCTTGAATATACTCCTCATTCATGATGCTACCACCTTAATGCCAATTACGTAGTGCCCTTTGATATTCGCCTGTAGGGTCGTTCATTTGGCTGGGAGAAGCACGCTGTTTCTGCGCTTTTTGAGCAGCATTCTCCCTTCGCTTCTGCTCATGAAGCTGTATGTCGGCAACTGACTTGAACCCCTTTGCAAGGTATGCGTTGAGTACAGAGCGCACATATAGCCAAGTCCCATTGCCGCTTGCGCAGGCTTGGTCTATAGCTGTGCGCACGAATTCCTCTCCAGGCGCGCCGCGAGCGTTGAAGTCGTCTATAAAGGTGTGCATCTCATCGAAGTTGTGCAGCGTCATGTGCGCAAGATTGACGTCAGCGTATGATTCGACCGTATTCTTATCCGGCCTGCCGCCATTGACGACGACGACATCCGTATCCTCGCGCGCGCGCACACTGTTACTTACATCGTCATCGTCAGTATTTGAGATAACTTGCTGGGTACGGATATCTTCGTACTCTTCTTCGTACTCTTCCTTTGCTTTGTACTCTTCCTTTTCCTTTTCTTCTTCGCTTAGGTTTGCTTGCGTTTGCTTGACTTTGCTTGAAGTTGCTTGACTTTGCTTAGCTTTGCTTACTTTTGCTTGACTTTGCTTGCTTTTGCTTGGCTCTGCTTTCTGCTGTTCAAGCAAAGCATCATCAGCTTGAGCGTGCTTAGCTTTGCTTGTGCCTGCTACGTTCTGTCCGGCATTGACGGCTCTGGTAGTTCCGCCTCTGCTGCCGTTCTCAGCGCGCTTTGAACGTATCTGCTTTGACCTGTCAATCTGAGCCTGCATGAAGGGGAACACGAAGCACTCGTTGCCTGTGAGCTGGTCATCCTGATCTTCGCCAGTCTCGGCATAGCGCACAAGAGCGTCAATGAGGCGTCCCTTTTCTTCGGCAGAGAGATTGCGCGTCGTCTTCAGCCAGTCATAAAAGATAGGTATATACATATCAGCCATTTGTTACCATCCTTCTGCGCGTTAGCGGTCATTGCATGTCTTTGCGGTACTTTTCCTGATTGTGCAGTATGAGGTTGCAATAAGGTACGAGCACTTTCTCGCGTCCTTCAGGCGCTGGAGGATTATCACCGCGCGCCTGCTTTATCATCCATGTGACAAGTCTGCCGACTTCGGAGTCTGTCAGCTCAGACATCACGTCGCACATTTCATGCGGCAGATATATCTTATTGTCCATTGCTTTCTCCTCAGAATGGTGTCAGTTCAAGCTTGATTGTCGCGCCGTCCTGCGCGGCTACGGTTTCTACGTCAGTAAGTTCTTCTATCTCCTGGCACATGCGCGCTTCATCGCTGCGCGAATCGCTCAGGTGTACCAGCACTATCTTGCGCGTCCTGCTGAGGTCGTTTGCCCTCAGCGCGTCTTTGAGCCTGCGCAAGCTCATATGCGCCTGCATGAGCCTTGTATGAAGCACAGCGCCGCTCTCCGTCTCGTCTACGAGCTCATCGATGTAATTGCACTCTATGAGCCAGTAGTTGACGCCAGGGAAAGTATAGCGGAGATAGTACGTATCTGTAGCATAGATGGCGGTCTCGCCGGTAGGCTCATACCTTAAGTAAAAGCCTACCGGTTCCGCTGCGTCGTGCTCTACCTCAAATGGCATTACGGTGAAATTGCCCATCCTTACAGCCTGCATGGGCTTGAGCGCCCTTATGGAGCCGCCGAGAAATCTATCAGTCCCCTGCGCCAGCGCTTCCTTGGTGCCGGCGCTGGCGTAGACCTTAATGCCTCTGCTGATGTAATCCTTCCACGCCTTGGCGTGATCCTGATGCTCGTGAGTAATCAGCACTCCGTCGACTTTCTCAAGATCACGCACTTTGGCGAGGGCTTTGCGTATTGATGTACCAGCGTCGAGTATGATGCTCTCCGCATCCGCTTCAAGTATGTACGAATTGCCTTTGCTGCCCGTTGAGATTGTTGTCAGGTGCATTAGAAGTCAGGATCAGGAGGTACATCGCCGTCATCCGCTTGGCTGGAGGGCTGCTCCGGCTGCTGCGCTGGCTTCTCCTCTGGCGCTTCTGTGGGCTGTTCTATCTCAACTAAATTGGTGGGCAGCACTACCGCTCTGCCATTGGCGTTGGCGGCTACTTCTGACTCGATGCGCTCTTCGGCGGTTTCGTCGGCGCTCAATATGCTTGCATACTCTATAGACACAAGGCCTAAGCTGCGAATGAGGCGGGAAAGCACGGTCTTTGTCGCCATCTGGTCAAAGTGAGTGAACCATGGGCTGTCTTTGCGCCCAAACTTGTATGCAGGGCTGTTTTGCTTTGCGTGAGCTTCAACCTGCTCCTTGTCCCAGTAGAGGCCTCTTTCAAAGCCATTGGTAAGTTTGATGAAAGCAAAGTAGCCTTTTGCGTTGTTGCTTACTGGCGTGCCGGTGATATCGAGGGTACCGTCCTTCTTGCTGTAGACTATTTCTTCACCCTCATACACGGCATCGGCATTCATGCGCATGATTTGACCGCTGCGCAGCGCCAGATTCACAAGGCCTTTATAGCCGAGCTGGAACTGCGGCGTTGGCACGCCGTGATCTTTGTACGCGATTATGTACGCCAAGCCGAGATTCTTATTTATCGGCAGATTGAGCGTCGCTGCCTTTAGGCACTCTGCTACCACCTTGCCCGGATCGCACGCGCGTATGGCAGCGTCGCTCTGGTAAAGCTCCAGTATCGAAGTGAGGAAAGTGCCGGTGCTCTTGCCCAGAGCCTTTTCAAAGCGCTGGGCGATCTGCGGATTGTCAAGTATGCTCTTGAGCTTGTCAGTGCCGGATATCTGAGCGGGTGTCTGCGCCACATTAGGCGCTAAGCTTGTGTTCGCCATCGTTGATTTCCTCCTCTGTGTCTATCGTCAAAACGGGATTGTTGCTTACTGAAAGGGTTATCATCTGAGTGTCAGCGTCTTCTATGTTGATTACGCTCTCCGCGCCGTCTATGAAGAGCGGTACGCGCACATCGTAGTGCGCACCGAGCGCGTCTATTATCTCTATGCAGGCATTGATCTGCGCCGCTGTATTGGCTGTTTCGTATGATACGAATGCGCCGTTGCACGGTATCATCGCTACGCAGGTGTCCACGATGCCGCCGTTTATCTGCGTATCAAAGAGCTTCCAGCGCACCGAATTGAAGTGTGAGTTGATGCTGTCTTCCAGCCTCATGCAGCGCTCCTGCACGAACTGCTCAAGCAGCTCTATCAGCAGTTCTGTTCTGCTCATCTGTACGCCCAGCTCGGCTTGGCGCGCTTCGTGCGCCTTGAGCCTTTCGCGCGTCTGCTGCGACGCTTCGTGCTGTGCCAGCACGCGCTGCTTGTCTGCAATCTTGGCTTGCAGTTCCGCGCGGCGTTCCTCCAGCGCTTTTATCTTGTCCTGCGCCGACGGCGCTGCTGCGTCGGGCTGTATATCGGCTATCTGCGCCTCAAGCTCTGCAATGCACGGCTCCGCGCTGTAATCC